CGGTCATCACCACGACTCACGGGACTGCGCGCACGTACAAGGCGACGCTACCGGCAGGTCAACATGCCTTTCCCGGCATGGACACTGCTGCGACTAACTATTTTCTGTTCTGGGAAGGCGAGGCATCTGAGCCAATTTGCGAATGGAACGACCTGATATTCGCCAGTGACCCGTTGTGCGTACCTCCGCCGATGACAGGTTCGGCAACGCTTAGCTGGACTGCGCCGACGACACCGACGACAAATTCTGACGGCACACCACTGGCTGATCTGGCCGGATACCGGATTTACTACGGGCCGACGGCGACCACCATGGGCACAGTGCTGGCAATCGGCGATCCGTTTGTCGAAGCAGTCATTGTCGAGGACTTAACGCCCGGCACCTGGTACTTCGCAGTAACCGCGTTTGATAACTCGCCTGCGGCCAATGAAAGCGCGCTGAGTAATGTCATTGTCAAAACTTTGTGAAGCAGTGCAAAAAGTGCCATTTCTTTCTTGGAGACGAAAAGTTTATCTCCGCCCAGAAAGCGCGCACTAAGTTAACGAGGGTGTGTGTGGATTGCCGCAGCAAAAAAGCGAAACTTATCGCAGACCGCCCGCTAAACGGCGAGAAGATTGTCAAAAAGCCTTACCGGGAAGCATGGTGGAAGCGGTGGGAGAATGAGACCGGGATACCTGTTCCGATGGAGATACGAGATGCCTGAAAATACGGACGACATCAAATCCGACTGCCGCCTTGTCGCGGAAAAGATTATGGGGTGGGAATGCGACAATCACATAGATGTTTGGATTGAAGCCGTTGAGCAAGGTTACGTTGACCGCGACCCGGATCGTTTGACTAGACCCGCAGGCTTCTACATGTTGTTTAATAAACTCCGGGAGCTTGAACATCAAATCGTGATTTCCACCGATCTCACCGGAGAATCTCTGACAATTTTAATCTGTAGTATCGGTCTCAAGAAGTCTAATGAACACTTAAGCGGCGAAAATCTGGGGGAAATCCTTGTGAAAGTCGCGGCTAAAATGCTGCGGAAGGAAACAGAATGACCGATGCAGAAAAACATCTGGCGCAGATCAAGGAACTTGTGGCCGAGCAGGCTGAGGACGAGGGGCTTTGGCTTATCACCGAGTACGTTTCTGAATACTACTTACAGCGCGCTTTGAGGCAATTGCACAGTGTGATAGAAGGGGATACGCCAGCATGAGTTATAAACAATGCGATTTCAAGCGTGTGCAAGACAATCTTACATTTAGGTGCTGGTTGGGGGCTGGTCACGCCGGAGGCCACTGCTCGCATACCGGAATCGTGATTCAAGAACCCCATCCATCCGTTAGGATTGCTACCAAATTCATCGAAAGCATTCCTTATAAAAAACTTTCTCAGATACAAGAATCTTACGCGTCTTGTTCAGCCGATGGCACAGACAGGATGGCCGAAATATGTGGAGAGACTCTAAACAAATGGAAAGACGACCAGATTATCAGTGATCGTGACCTGCTTGGTCTGGCGTGGTCTATTAAATGTATTATGGATGAGGAAGGATTTATTCATCTGCCTTATTATAAGGCGCACTGGAAAGACAAGATTAGTCATCCCCCATCGACTGATTGATCTGCTTTTCGGCAGCACTCAAATCCTCGATCAGTTCGACGCGGTAGTTACGCTCAGCACGGGTCATTGACGCCTGCTCGTCGAGTAAGCGAATTTCACGAGACAGTTCCCGTAACTCACGTCGCAACACCAATGTCTGAACGGATTCCACTTCTCTCGCAACCACTTCAACCTGTTTCGTAACCGACTCAATCTCATCCGCAATCACTTCCTCAAACTCATGTTGTATGCGCTCAAGATCGGATGACAGCACAACATTTGTAGCGAGCCAGATCATGCTCGCAGTGAGCAAGGCTGCTACTACCTTCATGCCAATGTCCTGAACTGTTGATTTCATGAGCGTATTCTAAGGCGATCCGTTGATCCAATCCACCAGAGCAGCGTGCTTGAGCCGCAGCTCATCCAGCACCCCCATGTTGTCGATATGTGTATCGAGCAGGACACGCATGGCCTCAGTGCCCTGCAAGCCCTCAAAGTCACTTGGTAGTACCCGTAATTGCCCGGTCACAATCATCGACTCAACCGGCTTCGGGCGGTCCATTACCGGCGGGGTGAATAGCGTCATTCCACAGCCGACGGAAGTCGTTGCTAAAAGGACGATCGCAGTCGCCCGTGCCAAGGTCCACATTATCCAATTCCCTCTGTAAAGCGGCCATAGAACGCCGTGACGCGGCTAGATTCACAGACAGGTCTTGCGCTGCCCGTGCGTCAATCGCTTGCTGTTCAGCGAATTCGGTGGCCTGACGGGCCAGTTCAGACTTGATCCCCTCAATCACAGCAACCTGCTGTGCTGCGCAGCGCCAGCCACCGGCGGTGAATCCGGCCCACAACAAGCCAATGGCTGCGGCTGCGATGAGCCACCACTTGAACTTAGCCAGTAGTAGTAAAACCATTGCGAACAGCCCGATCGGCGACGTTGGCACTACCGTACAGGCCCAGAACCACACCGGCCATGCCAATGAATTCCCCGCCACCCAGCTTGCCGGCCAGCAATGCAATGCTGCCGACGACCGTAAAACTCATTGCCAGAATGAATTTTCGTGAACTGAAATGCTCGTCCGAACCTGATTTCATGCCCGCATCCTTGCATCAATTTCCTGCCACGAATATTCGTCCAGAACCCTGCCGTCCGTTTGCTGTACGTGCACTGCATCGCGGCTGCGCCAGTAGTACCCGGCGGTCATGCCCATATCAACAGCAGTCTCAGCGTACACCCGGTACCCCTCGTGGCCGCTGTCCCAATTCGCCTTCCCGTCAATCTGCAAAAAGCAGTCCAGTGCATACCGCCAATTGTGCCACGACTGACCCGGTAGAGCGTTCGTCGCCCATCGGCCATGTTGCGGGCCAACGCCTTCCAGAATACAGGCCAGAAAATTGGCTTTCTCCCGGAACAGCACTGAAATAGCTGCATCAATCTGCACCCGGCTCCGGCTCTGACGCCACAATTTCGCTTGCTGGCGGACGGTCCTGTGCGTGTAAAACGGGCGCATCGTGTAGCCTCGAAGGGATACGCGCTCGATCAATTCCTCTGCTGGCCCACGAAAATCAGCGTGTAGCTTCTTGAGGCTACGAGCCATGTCACACCACGTTTATTTGCAATGACTTATACAGCACCGACGCATAGGGAACACCGTCGGGCCATTGATCAAACCGGTCCGTGTAACACCCTACCTTCCAGTACGAAGCATCATCGTCTGGATGAACAGGACTGAAGTCTGCAATCTGCTCGTCGTTGAAGTACACAGAGTCTCGCGTCACGTAGAACTCCATTTCCTCGGTGTACTTCGGGGCGAACTCCTGGCGCACCGTGAGCGTTCTATCCGTCGGGTGAGAAATGATCACCCGGAACATGCCGTTCTGCGTCTCGACAGAGATCGGCGTCGTCATCTCAATGCCACTGCCTTGGTGCAAATTCAGCATCGTCAGACGATGATCCGTTGCGGCAGGATAAGCAATCGTCGCTTTTGTGCGCTGATTTCCATAGCGCATATCAAGCGCCGGGAACCGAATCTCTGCCCGTGGTCGACCTCCCCATTTGAATCCGTCATCTGTACGCATGACATTGAACAGAATCCCGTCGTTCGGGTCGTTCATGATCGGCATGATGGCATTGGGACGCACACAATACCGACGATAGTTGTAATACGCCGTTGCAAGATCGGGAACCCATAGCCTGCTCATGTTGCCTCGTATGCACCAGCATCGTTGCGAACTCTCGGGGTCAGAATGTAATCATCTGCCGGCTGCCTCGACGCATTACCCGCATTCAATGCCGCCCCGCCATCAGCTACCGAAATGGTGTAATCGAAAACAAACGGGTTGATGTTCGTCAGCAATGGATCGCCCTCAACACTCCCTAACTCGTTGCCTTCCTGGGCCTGGAAAGTTGCCAGACCAGTAGTTATCCCCTCCAAGTCAGTGAACCACCGCAAATTCCCGCTGTTTGCATTAAAGTAAGTGTTATTGGCGAACTCAACGTCTGAGTACGTTACATCACCCTGCCCCACAAACATTAGCTGGCTTTGCACCAAAGAACGCACCATATAAATTATGTTGTTGAAAAACCGGACGCCGGTATTCAGGGTGTTGATCCCTGAGCCACCACCCATTCCCATGACAAATCCATCCTCAAGAACAACCGTATTGTTGAAAAACCAGTTGTCGTCCCCTGAATCGTGGTCAAAGGGTATGCCCCCCGGATTCCCGCTGGTGCCCTCCGGTCGACGGTAGTTAAATTGCTGACGAACGATATTGTTGTACGAACGATTTCCGATATGGTCCTGACGAATCCCAAGTTGCTCATTCGCATACCAGAATGCCTTGTTCACATTCCCGATAATGTTGCGTCGATATGTTCCATTAGTTGTCGTCTGCCAAAGCTCAATCCCACTGTTATTGTTGTTCGAAAAATCACAGTCCTCTACAAGCGGGTTGTTGAGATACCCTAATTCTATGCCATTGCCATTCTGGTTGAAGTGACCCGTAGAAATGACCCTACGAATAACCGCATTCGACGTTATAACCCCCGGGTTCCCCTTGAGATTAATCCCGTTAAAGCCCGCAACAGAAGCATCGTTCCCGCACTCAATGGTCACCATATCCTCTAGAACTAGCCCCTCGCACCCGGTGCGTCCGCCAAAGTTCCCGATTGTCCCGTGGCGCAACAGCACGTTACGCATAGAGCAGTTAACGGAGGTAAACCACAGAACTACGTCAGGCCGTATACCCATTCTCGTAGCCGCCGGAGGCGTTGCGCTGTCGGTGTGAATGTACAGACGGTCGGCCCCGCCCGCCTCCGGGCCGGGCCCGAAGAAACGAGTAAATCCATCGGAATACCCGTGGAACACGCTGTCGTCGATGTCCGCAAAACTGGCGCGCCTGTGGCAATTGTTACCCCCCAGAATAATTCCGATCTCGGCATCAATAACCTGCGCGGCATCAAAATATACGTTCGGTTCAGTAGCAGATGCCACTGGCGTCCACGTCACCGTTACATCGCCGGCACCATCAAAGATCGGGTCAGCGCCGGCCCCACCGGCCCCAACATAAGAATCAATGTGAACATCTATAGGATTCGTCCACAACAACGATTCCTCGTAGACCGTTCCCTCGGCGAAAGCCAGCGTGTTGCCGTACTGATTTCCGGTCAAGTTGGCTGCAATAGACGTACCAACCGCCGAGAACGGGTGCGTCTGTGATCCAAACTCTCCCGTGGCTGACGTTGTGTTATCAAAATGCAATGTTGTGCGCACGCCAATGTCATACAGAAACTGACTAAGCCCGTTAGAAAGCGCCAACACATCAAGCCCGTCAAACCCACCAATGATAAAGTACGAGTAAGTGCCCCCCGCCTGCCCGGCGACCTGGTTGTTGGACACATCCTGATGCCCATTTATATATATAGACACTGTTGCAAGATCGACAGTGTTAGCACTATTGTTTGGAGCCCCCGCGAGAACCCCATCTATATAAAGTGAATTTGGGAATGGGCTAACAGCGGATCGAGTCCCAAAAATATTTGCACCTATATCTAAAGGCTGGAAAACTTGTGGCAAATGGCGCTGAGTACGAGAAGCATACCGAGCAATTTGGCTGCTGTATTGCATTCCAATAGTGGGGCCGTCAACCGGCGCATCCGCCCCGTGCAAGTAATGATTGGCAAGCGTCTGAATTTCATAAGTGGTTAAATACGTTCCGTGGAAAGCATTTCCGCCTTGGTACTGAGTGAGATTTGCCGGGATAACAGTAGTATCTAGTAAATTACTGCTCGCAGATGCCAAATAGCCTGACATCGGCACGTGCGTCATGCCGCTATTGGTCGCAGTATGGGTTTTGAAACCAGTCAGAGCATCCGCAGGGTCGCTTAAGCCCCAGGCAAAAAACTCGTCAATAAGATCCCAATTATTCGCAGCAACCTGTCCGTCGACAAACGCAGCGATAGCAGTGGTCTCAGCACTCGTCAAATTCGACATGCGATCAAGAACGGAAGCTGCCTCAGAAGATAAGTTATAGGGCGGCATAATCTCGCCATCCTCATTTGTCGTCCCCATAATGGTATGAGCATTCCCGACCCCGCCGGGGATAGCGTTGACCTGTAGCTCTAAAGCCGTTTCAGGAACGGTCTGATCATATGAACTCGCTGGTGGGTATGGCATCTCGTTTAATCCTTCAGAAAATCATTGACTTAGTATGAATAAACAACTATCACGCCGGAGCAGCCAAGCCACTCAGCAAGTAACCGGGCAACGCCTTCACTCCGCCGTGTACCCACTGCTCATTACAGAACTTCAGGATTTGCGATGCAAGGGCTTCGTCTATTTCTGTCGCTGAAACCAGCGTTATGAACCCGTGAAAGTGCGCGTTCTCACCCGTAGCCATCTCTTCACCACCGAAGGTGATTTGCTGGAACGGCGTTACCGGCGGATTAGCATCTGGATGCCCTGCGGCCACCAGCAAGTCCCAATGATCAGGGCTTTGGATATCAAGGCCCGTAGCCACGTCTCCGGCTGTCGTACCAGTACCACCCACGATCACGCCATAAGCATTTCGTGTGCCGGCAAGCCTGTTGGGTTCCTCACTGACTCCGAGCGAGCCCTTTTCGTTACCCGTTGGATTGCGCCATGTACCACCCGCAGTGCCCGATAACCCAAGTGCAGGAGTCGATCCCGATAGCATCGCTGCGATTGCACACGTTTCAAGCGGCGTGAAAGCCCCGATGTTCTCGGTACTGCCAGATTCCCCCGCACTACCACCGGCATTGATAATAATGTCCCACGCACGAGTAGTCTGTGCATTCAGCAGGCCGTCAGACCTTAACGTCCCTGACCCAGCCCAATAATGCGCGGCCAACAGAGCCATTTTCCGCGTCTGCGGGAAGCCTGGTTGCGTGAGCCCGGAGAATACTGCCAGCGATAAAATATGATTGCCGGCATACGGTATCGACAGGTTCGCCGTGCCCGCCTGGAACACAACGTCAATCTCATCCGTCCAGCGAAGGTAATTCCCTTCCCAGATCATGTCAGTCTCGATACTGCCGCGCACCGTCCACACTCCGAGCGGATTGCTCATCGGCGGATAGTTGGCCGCCGCACGCAGGTCAGTCCCCGATACAACCTCCGTTACTGTCTCGTTGGTTATATCCTGGGCATCTACCGGTAAATACTGGAATACCGATGGCAGTGCCGCCATGGCACTACGCCCGATAACTAACAGCGGGCGCACCAGCCAGTCATGAATATTGGTTATATCCGTTGCTGTTACCGTCCCACCGTCAACAATCAGCCCGCGATACAAGAACCCGCCTGCACCGGCATTAACACCTGTCGGCGTCCCCTGATTGAAAATCCACGTACTGGTGTTGTAAGTATTTTGCGGGTCAATAGTGGCAACCAGTGTTGGCGGCAACGACGGCGTGCCGACCCAGACCTCTAACGTGGCGGCATCTATATATCTGAACAAGTACGTGCGCCACTGATCGCCGGGTGAAAATACTTCGTTCAGATTAACGGCCCCGAACGCCTCGTTAAACTGATACCGTAAATTATCCGGGCTAGTGCCAGAATTGGTGTGGAAAACATTCAGTGCGCTCTTGCTCACTACATTCCTGAAGCCGGATAGCACTGCTGTCGGTGACTTCCAAACAAAGGCAATCACCTGCTCTGTCCCAAGAACATTTGCCGCAGTAGAAATCCCTGTATCTGCCGGATAGAACTTACCTACGCCGTCCATTAAATCAGCGCACATCACGCCATCTTCAAGCGCATACGTTGATCGAGAAGCATTCGTTAGTGAAATCAGCGTGCGGTTGTTGCCCGACAAATCCAGAATCGTGCCCAGCGGATCGTTAACCGCCGCTGGTGTCGTGGTCACTGCCCCGCCACTGCCATCAAGTAACGGGCTTTGGAATACGCTGCTTGCATCAGTCGTATCAAAATACTGGAAGATTGGCGACCCCGACAGCAGCCCTTGCGACGGGGCCCATCCTTCAGAAACATTCACACCACTATAAGGCGGCATCGCCGTCCCATATTCATTTGCCGTCCCTGTAATCGTATGCGCATTGCCGACCCCACCGGGGATAGCGTTGACCTGTAGCTCTAAAGCCGTCTCCGGCGTTGTCTGATCGTGCGAACTCGCTGGTGGGTATGGCATCTCGTTTAATCCCTCAAAAAACTATCAGGCCGATCACAATCAGCCAGAATATCGTTAAAATCAATTGTACTCTGTCAGAGAAACTCAAGTCGTCGTCCGAGCCCTCTCCGAAAGGCAGTAGCTTCGGCCCACGCTTGTGGAATAGAAAATTCGCAATCGCATTGATAACCCGGTTCAGCTTGTAATCATTCCGGTCAACCCATACAGATTGCGACAAAGAAATTCTCGGGTCTCCGCCGCGCACGGTATTAGCAAGAACATCAATAAAATAATAAATAAAGAGATGGCCCCACCTCCTGAAATCCATAGGATCATCAAGCAAATGCTTAACACGAGGTGCTATCCCTCGCATCCAAACTAACAGGTTAGATAAATACTTTCTCATCATGTATTAACCTATTACTTCGGCTTGAATAAATGAACCAACCTGACAAAACACTTCACGTACAGATGCTGTGGTTTGTGCCCAATTTATAGTCATTACTGATCCTGCACCAGTCCTGAAAATTCCATCAATCAATACAGATTCTGCATCAAATGTAATTAATGAATTTGAATTTGAATCAAAATCCACGCCCGGTCGAAGGTTAGAAAGAAACTGCCTTAACCCCGCTGTATCTGTGTAAGTAACTGCCAATGCGTCTACCAAGACTATCAATGCCGTTGACATTGTAAAATTCATCTTTACATTTATGCCGCCGATACTCGCAACATGGTTATCGAGAAATCTTAATATCCCACTTATCCTGTATGTCGTATTGCTAGACAATGGAAGCGTTAGCGAAGAAGCAATTGGTATCGTTGTATTTGCGGGCAATAATTCACCAAGAGGCAATACCTGCCTTATAATTGATGATACAAACGGAGCTGACCATTGTGCGCTTGCCCCTACTTTCGTAAGCACTTCACCGGCTGCTGCGGCAGAAACAGCAGACAGTGCATCAATCGCCGCTTGCTCAGTTGACTGCCCCGTACCGCCCTGAGATACGGACAATTCAGTAGTTAGACCGGCAAGTGAAGTAATGTCGGAATTTGCACCTGCATCAGCTTTAGTGTCAATTTCTGCTTGTTGCGCCGTGCTAACGGGCTTGTTTGCATCAGAAGTGTTATTAACATTCCCCAGGCCCACCGTTGCAGCAGAAATACCATGTGGATTCGGCGCAGCCTGATGACCGTTAATGTCAGCCTGCACCACCGCAATATCAGCCTGTACAGAAGCCCCGTCTGGCACCTGATTAGCGCCATCACCTATGTCACCATTCAAGGCAAGGTTTTCGTAAGTGACAAGATTACCGTCACCAATATCACCCTCCTGAACAATCCTGGTGAGCTTATCAAGCGCCGCCTCATGGGCTGCCGAAGAGAATGAGCCGCCAATTGGATAAGCGGTAGACTGACTCAGTGCAGTGTTTCTGGCAATCCTGACAACAGCACTCGCAGCCGGGGCCGTCGTTAACGTGACAGAGCCGCCGGGTGCAGGGGAATTAGTCGAGAACAAAGAGATTGAGACCGTAGTCCCATTAACCTGCGCCTCTACCTCACCAACAACAGGGACCGTCCACGGGAAAGCAAACAGCGTTGTAACACCGTCGCCGACAAAAGTGGTTATCGGGGTTTCTACATTGAGTGTCATCAGTTAATCCTCATCACTTACAGCCTGACCAAGAGCGCGTAAATAAAACAGGCTTTGGTATGGGAGAAGCCTTCTTGCCGCACGTTTGTCCGCGCCCTTTAATTCAAGATCAGATGCCGCACCAACCATTCTAAGCCCATCGTCGATCAGGCCAAATGTTGGACCAGCCAAGTTCCCTACCTGCCCCCTTGATCGATACCGACTTAGTGGCTCACCAACATTTATAGCTCCACGAGAGGCCATGTTTGCCATATTATATACGTCCCCACCGATCCCGAACAAACCAGACCGGTCAATGGCCTCTTTCAAGTGAGTAAACTTATTATCCGATATATCGTAGCCGCTATAAGCTGACTTTGTGACATAGACCAACTCACCCATAGCAATCGATAGCAGCGCGCCTGAAAGAACCTGTGCATCTCTTTGCTGCAAGCCAGAGATCATAATTCGTGTGTTGGCAGCGAATGCAAATGACTTGAATTGTAAAACTGTTTTTCCGATCTCCGTATGATTGATAAGCATTTTCTCGGCAACACCGGGCGTGACAATAATCGTATCAACTTCTTTCAGAATAGCCATTCTAAGAACATCAGCAGCCTGCTTGTCTTTCCACTCAACAACGTTCGCCAACCATATGCCATCACGAACAGATTTTTTCCCAACCTGATCTGCAATCCGACCTGCCATATCAGGATTTATTCCCATCTGCGCCATCTTGCGAATGTTCTTCTTTGATAGCCGGCCAACCTGCGCCTGACGTGACCACTTGAGCAAGGTATTTGAAGTCATCAGGCCAGCGAACTGCTTCATCGAAGCATTCCACGGGGCCATCAGGGATACTACGCCAAAGGTTGATGCAGCAGATGAAAGCCCGCGCTCCAAACTGGTTGCCATCGGCGTATATAAATCAATGTCAGCAATGGCACGTGCCCTTGAGTTAGTGACCATATCAAGGCCAATCCCCCATTCCTTCAGCACCTCCCGACCAACTTTGTTTAAATCAGCCGCCCTCCCCAAAGCCCGCAGTCCTCCTGAAAATCCTGAGAATCCCTGCCGGGCAATCAATCTAGGGATATCGGGGAATGCGGAAATAGTCATACCGCCGAGCGAGCGAATGTAACTATAGTTCCGCATACCCTTGAACCCGCGTACCCACGGGCTCATCGGATCGCGTGGCTGCCCATATGTCCCTAACAACAAATCTCTGACAGCAGCAATATCTCGCTTTGCATTTTTACGATCTATATTAATCCGTGATTTCGCAGACTTGCTTTCAGACTTTGTGATGAGAATATCGGCCTCATCATCAATCCGTTGCATGACCGAGGTCATTTCCTTGTCACCAAATTTAGCAGCAAGCTCTATCTCAGGAGCCATACTCCGCACATAGTGGCCGGCAATAAACTGAATGTCGTCCTCTAAATATTTCTCGATCAACCGGTCGTCAATATCAAGCACCCGATCTTTAAGTGGTCCGGCCTTCGGCATAACATTGGCGTGCATCAAACCAACTGGAGTAGATGTGATGTTGTCAATAATCTCGGATACAGCCTGAGATATTTGCGTATCATCAAGAAGCTGGCTGCCATCAGGATGGGTTTGACGACGCAACCAGTTTTCTAATATCTCATCGAACCCGCCAGCAGCCCCCCGGTTCTGGATGATCTTCTCAATTTTATAAAGCCGCGTCAGGTAGGATGCCGCTGTAGCCACAGAAACATCGGCATGCAAAAGCCCTTCCTCAATCGCCCGCTTCTTCATTGGCTCGAAAATCTTTTCCCGATAAACCTTTGCCGCCGCCGCAACCTCAGGTATCTCATGCTCGTCATTGCGACGCATGGCGCGTCCAATCTGGGAGCGGAATTGACCGTGCTTCATCTTCGCCGATTTTGAGAACAAGTCCTTTACGCCGACCGCAAGAATTGCACCAGTTTTCGCCTGTCGACTACGGTATTTCAGAAATAGTTTATCCATTTCCTCTACAGCAACAGCATAAGGTCCATCCCACGATTTGATCCGTGTCTCAACCGCATCAGGGGCTGCAATACCTTTACCATGCTTCTTCACAAACAAGGCACTCTCCGCAAGCTGCTCCATGCCCTCGCGAGCGGCCTGTATATCGCTCTGTGCAACGCGAAGCTGCGGAGTCGTCTGCTTCAGTGCCTTTGCTGCACCCGCGCTGTCAGCGAGCCCTGAGTCCTCGAAAGAAACATCACCCACTTTCGCCGAGCCAGCACTATCGCCAACCAACGGCTCGGTCATATCCTTTTGAATCGCCTCAAGCACGTCATCGTAACGGCTCTTACTCAAACCCTTGATTGCCGAGCCTGCAACCCCGGATAAAAGCCCTGCGGCAGAGATGTTGATCGCGCTCTCAGCGACCGTGCGGACCTCCTGGGTTGCCTGCAACGGTATTTCGGTCAACGCCTCACCCGCTACCCCTGCCAGCCCCGTCCTAACGAAACTCGGCGCACCGCCTGTAATGCCAAGTGATGCGATAAAAATCGGGTCAAGTGCTCCGGCAAAAACGCTTGATAAAATACCAATTGCACCAGATCGCTCTAATGTCTCCCTGTCCCTTAACTGAGCATCTATACCTTGCTTCCATGCGACCATTTCCTCACGAGAACCAACGCTGACTGCCCCCATTGCAAACGGCTCATAACCGGCGATCTCAGCAGGATCAAGCGGATCATAATCAGGGTCATCCATGTAACCGCGGAACCCGCGAGCGACAGCAGAACTGACGCTGTTGTGAGTACGAAAAGCCGCCGCCATCGTATCAAGCAACTCGGGCGTTTCCATTTCCTGATGCCCCTTAAACACAGGGACGGCTGAATCGGTAAACCGGTCTGGCGAGAAACTAAGGGCCATCACCTGCCCATCCTGATAATGCCAGCCGCAATATTCTCAGGATCCTCGGTTTGCTGCACGCCCAATTGATGGACCCTTGCACGTTTCATGGCCTTGTCAATTTCTTCGCGACGACGACGCTCGAACACCGCGTTATCCGGCGTCCACCTGGTATACAAACCATCCTTATTAAGCGCCGGGACAAGTATTCCATTGTCATCGCGCCAGACCTCATAGCTACCATTCCTCTCAGTCTCAGGCCCCGATATGATAATCATCCCGTCATCAAGATCATCGTAATCATCGCGAGTGCCGAAAACGGGATGACGCATTAACTCATTCTCGCCATTGATCTTGCTCACACCAACGGTCCTGCGAATATTGGTATTAGCAAACTCAATTGCACCATCGACATCGCCACCAGAAAAGTACATGCCTTGCCTGACAAGGCGAGTGTAATCATCCAGAAACCATCCCGGCGCATCAGGTTGCATGATAGTAAACGTATCCCACTCGTCATCAATCAAATCATCGACCACTTTCGGGATGAGCTTTGTCACCCCCTCATCACGATAAACCCCGTCAATTCGAGCGCGCTCCTCCGATGTCATCTCAAAAGCATTGTGTCGAGCAATGTTTACCGCAGTCTCAGGCATTACCCCGGAATTCCTCATGCGCAATATGTTCTGTGCAACAGCCGTATTGCGCTCACCCAGATCAATATAAGGATTCTCGGTCAGGATTCGGTGAACAAGATTCGATCCCTCGATAGCCTGGCTTACAGTCCCTGATGCAATTGAATTTGATATAGCACTGCGAACCTGCCTCGGAACCAGCCCAACAGAAGCAAGCTGTACAGCGGCCTTTTGCCCTTCAGGGGTTTGCAGGTCATGGCCTGAAATAAGGCGCTCAGCCCCACGCTTTATCGCCGGATCGCTTGTATCAAGCAGCGACCCTGTAGTCAGGGCACCAAGAATCATCTCGGCACCATCCTGGTCTACTTTCAAGACCTTTTCTTTTGCAATTATTTGCTTTTGCAACCGCGTTCTTATTTCAGGTTTCAGTCCGCCACGATTGAATAGCTGCTCAACATTCTGGGCCAGAACCGTTAGATCAGCCGAATCACTCGTTGCAGCAATCGTAATCTCTATATCAGAAACAGTATCTGCAATCGCCTGATTGTCAAAAAACTCTTTGCTTTTAATCTGCTCTCGCGCATACGTTCTTATCGCTGACTTGTCTTTCTCGGATATAGATTCATCATCAGCAAGACTTTCAAGTAATTCACTTATATCTGCGTCATTATCAATGACGTCATCTATATCAGAGCGGAAGTCAGTTAGCCCGGCCTCATAACGAAGCGCATCATTGTTGCTTTTCCTGAGTAGTAAACCCTCTCGGTCAATATATCCAGCGACAGCCTCGGCCTCATAAACACTATCAGCCACATCAAAATTACGCATTCTCTGATGAAGTTCAGCAGCCGAATCCATGTTTGCCAGACCCGTATCCGCCTCCTTCTTTTGCGCCCGAGATTGAATATCAAGGTCTTTACGATCAAGTGCTAATGCAATTGAAGCCTGAGCCCTCTCCCGCAAACCCCGGTCCTTGATGCCGGCCCCCAGACCACCAAGTCGACCACGCAGGTCCTCCCACTCATCAAGCATTTCAGGATATGTGGGCGTTCCATCGGCATTAAAATCAGAACGCTCAAGCCACCGGCTTTCAAAATCAAACAACTCTGACGAGAATTCCGCACTATCCTGCGCCTCCTGTGACGCATCCTTTGCAGCACTCATTGCCCTCTGGAAGTCGCTGACCGCACCCACAACCTGACCAACGGCCTGAAACGGGGCAGCCGCTGCCGCCGCCTCAGACTCAGGACTGACAACGTTATAATCCGGCAATGCCGTTGATGTATAGCGCGGGAGTTTCATGCGAAATCAGGTACCGTATTTTCTGTCTATGGCACTGCCAATAGATGCCGATGCCGAGCCAATAGCTGACCACTTATATTGAGAAGCGAGATTATTCGCATCACCAATAGCAGCCGATGCATTAGCAGCGCCCACTTTTTTTACAATGTCTTTTTCACGCTTAAACTGAGTTGCTTGCTCTGACAGTAAAGCCAAAGGAGACATGCTGTCTACAGAAACCCCGGAGCCAGCAGCACCCCCAATCGTCTGGCCCCGCAAGATTCTTTCCTCCCGCCTGATTATCTGTATCCTTCCCCTCGTTACCTCTCGCTCTACACTAGCTCTCCTGCGCCCAGCCTTGCGAGCCTTGTTGCCTGCAATGCCGCCTCCTACTAGCTTGACAATTCCTCCAATGATTGCACCCCACATAATCTACGCCTCGTGTGTTCCAACCTGACCAAACAACCCTGTTACATGCACCGGATATGGCAAATCCTGCTCAATCGTTACTGAGCCATCATCCCACCCCGTGTCATGAACACGTACATCACCGCTAAATAATTCTGGCGGATTATCCATCGGTGCAGCATCGTGCTTTGTTGCAGGACGCTGCCCGTTAATCAACGGAACCGATGAATTATATAAACGCAATGACAGTTTATTCCACCGAATCTTATGACCTAGAGTAACGCCTGAACTCCCTATAGCAACTTCCACCGTCCTGACCTTTCCATTAAACCTATAGCCAATCTGAACGCCCCATGCAGGATTGACAAGATCAAGCAATCCTGCCCCATTAACAAAGAATTCACCAAGATAAACATATCCCGATGGGTTGCTTGGAGTAGGATTTTTTACTTGCGCTAATACAGAAACATCAGAACCGAAATACTTAGAATCTGTAGTGCCGCTGGTAGCCCCCGCAAAACTTAACTCAGACCAGTTATCAAGGTGAATGGTATCCGCATATGGCTCGTCGTTATCCTCAATCAGTTGCGCGTATGGCAGCAACTCCATCCCCCAGCCACCGATCCCACGTCTAACCGCCATATAAATAACATCAGTTGCCCGTTCAATAGACTGCCCACGTTCCCGTCCAAACCCATAAGTAATATCACCAATGGCACTAACTAACCCATTAGCATCATTAATAACAACGCGCGACCAAGCCTTAACATCTGACAGTCTGTCGTAAGCTGCAACAATCAAATCATTGTCATGAGTAAGCGCAAATATCATGGACTCAGGCACAAGCATTTGCGCAAGCCTTCTGATTCCCTTTCTGCCAAGATGCTCCGCAAAAAATGTGATGTCGTCGTTCTCATAGCCAAAACTGTCACGCTGATAATAGACTCGACGTATCTTTGCACTCGACTGATCAATATAAAAAATCTCGTTCCCGAATGTTAGAGGACGTTCATTTAGTGATTTTCTCCCGGTAAACCTTGATGCCTGAACACTTGTAGGAGTGATCGTAACGTCAGCACTAAGCAACCAATCACCATCAGTAGTGCCGATTGCAAGCCCTCGCTGAGATTCAAGCCAGACAATTCTCGGACTATTGCTGGACTCAAGAGAATATGAAAACGGTTCGTCGTCATTAACCCCTACTTTGAATGACTCAAAATCACCGATAGCACTGCCCCATACAGTTGTTGGTAAATCTTTCGTGCCCCCAAAGATCAAGCGCTGATCATGAAATACACAGGTTGTTGGAAACCCCCTATCCCAAACACCATACGGTGTATCAATCACCCATCCAATTGACGGCTGCCAAACCTCCCATGCAGGCGCAGTAATGCCCAAATCAGTCCAAAAACTAGCCCATGTCGCACCAACCCCAGGCTCATTGGTTGCCTCTGATATATGCGAAACCAAAGACTGATAATAGTTACCTCCGTTAGTTACCACCAAAGGATAAGACCAAGCCGGCTCAGACCCGCCAAATGACGCTAATGTTTGCGCCACAACAGGCTGGTTGATTGATCCTGTATCAGAATTCTCCGCATCAAACCTGGTCATCTCATAAGGTGAATTAAAAACCACCTCATAAATTTCAGCAGAAAGATGGGTCACTGTAATTAAAAGTCTTGCCGGGTCAGACGACTGAAGGTTTAGGCCATTCCATATTGCATTGATTAGTACCGCGCTAGTCTCTGCCTGCTCAATGACATCGGCTGATCCGGCATAATTCAAATTAATTGAGGTTAAATTCTGATTAATGAAAACATTATATCTGTCTATCATTGGAGTTATGCTTGCAAAATCAATCTCATAAACTGATCGGCCACGATCTGGAGACTTTTCATCTTTGAAAAATGCGGCTGGTAACTGATTGTTACTTAAATTTCTTATGCTATCCAAACGCCAATTATCATCAAATGTGAAAATTTGAGGTGGCTGGAATCCATCGACAATGACCAATAGATTGTGCCGCTGCGCATAATACAAACCACTGAAATTATTAATTTCAAATTTGTGGGCTGGCAAACTTCCATATGCGTAAAGACTACCCGTCGTATCCCACAACATGGTTTCTGAAACGCTTAAATTTGATTCCTCAATAGTTAGAATGCGATCATCCTGAGTACCGCCTAGCCTTACAGGTATTAACCTGGGCATAACCGTAGTGGGAATTGAGGTCATGTTCATATCCCCAAGGAACCTGGTTCCCTGACGCAACACAACGCCACCTTGCGGCGTGACAAAAAAGTTTGTTACCTCACGACAAGCATTCGCATAGAACTCCTGATCAATCCGCGTATATGAACGTGGTGATATTTCTCCAGAAGAAAAGGAGGTTTTAACATTTGTGAATCTTGGCATTATCCCTGCCAGCCAGTAGAACTAGAACGTTGCCGCCTCACCGTTGAAAGACTGTTATCGGTAAACCACGAGTCGCGCGTGCCCTCAAGACCATCAACCATCTGGGCTACGTCTTTCATTTGCAGGTATTGATCCCACATATCCTTGCGCACCTTGATCGATTCAGTGACCGGGATAGCCAGCTTCCAGGCAATATAGGCAACCAGCGCATCAAAGGTGTTGGCATCCCACTCAAGATAACTATCGATATCCTCCAGATAAATCAACTCAGCCGGAGAAATGTCTGCACCTAAAAACCGGCCCACGACCCGAAAACGTTTTACGGGGACTAACCCCGGTCGATCAAGGAAATCAACATCTGGATCGCCCTCGTCTTTGACATATAGCACACGCAGACTGGCAGGAGGCAATGCATATACATAAACAAAGTCGGGAATCCGCAGGTCCGTCGTCGGAGTCGTGAGCAGGTCGTACCGTCGGGCAAAGTTAGGGGCAATATCGCGAATGACAGCCTTCCTCGATACTGGCAACGCCCGCTTGGCAATTCGTGCGTTGCTTGAGCCATCATCAAGGCTGGTAATCTCATTACCACCAAGCAGGTCAATTGATAAATTAACCAGCTCCGTTTCTGTCGTCGCCATATCGCCCCGTCCTTTTAGTCGAGATCGATAGCGTAAATACCACCGTTCTCGATACGTGCCGCACCCATAGTCGACTCAGTGTAAACACGAGTTGAGAAGCCGATTGAAGCATCCTCACCGATTCGGGTGAATCTCTCGTCACTGATTGACAGACCCATGCTGGCGCGCTCCATGCAGATCACACCGCGCTTGCCATTGGTCAGGATATTCGTTGCTGCGCCCAATGGGATCAGCTCGGTCCTTACAAAGTCGAAGCCAAGGAACGTATTGAGCTCACCATTAACCAGTGCCTTGACGGTATTGTAATCCGCCGAAGTCACCTCGGTTACAGTAAGCAAGTCCTCAAGTGCATCGGCATTGATCCAGCAATAACGCGGGCCACCCTGCACAACACCGACTTCAGCCTTGTCAAGAAATGCCTTTGCAGTTCTCAGCTTGGTTAATGTCAGCGCACCGCCCGTTGCGTCAAAGCCGATACCCGTACCAGGGTCTGCCGTGCCACTAACAGAACCACCGCCGGCCACACCCTGCAACGTCGAATAAATGCCGCTGGTTGCAACCGATGATTCGGCAATGATGCGATCAATCTGACGACCGTGTGACATGGTTGCCGACATCATGTACTCGGACTCAGGGTCCGTCATGATCCGCACAATATCAGCACGATCAACCGACTCATACCAGCGCCACGTAGCCGCTTTACTGGCTCGACGAGAATGGACAATAGGCGTACCCGACGCCTCGTTCAACGTCTCATTACGAGTCGTTTTCTGCTCCATCTCCTTCGATGCAAGGATTTCGTAATTGAAAATATCTCCGGTGCCGGTGCGATTTCGCACACACATCCGCAGACGCGATACGTCCTGCTGGCCAAGGTGATGGACAAAAGACTCAAAATCTTCCTTCCACCACTGGACCAACGATCCAGGCGTAGTTAATACAGTCATTGGTTTTACCCTCTGTGAAATAGTTAAACGCTAAGTCGTCGGATATGCCCATGAGGGGCCGACTTGGTTTAACGGCACCATCCGCCGGATCGTTTATACGATCAATCAGCGGAGGCACCCAGAGGAGGAGGGTGATATGCCCCGTTACAAGCTATTTACCCATAATCTGACAGAATAATCAAACTGTTATTAACGGTCTGAGGGGATGATCGCGTTCGCAATATCCTGTGGTGATGCACTGACGAATGGCTGACCGTGTTTCTTTGCAGCAATCTTTCCCGATAGCATGAATCTCTGCCGGCGCAGCACACGTAGTTCAGCACTACCAGGATCATCGCGCATCATCTTCCCGTACTTCACATCAACCTTGATCCGCTCGTCCTGCAAATCCTCGAGGCTTGGACCCGAATCAACTGGCTCTCCAGAACCACCGCCTGCCTCGCCTTCTTCACCCACTCCGTCCTGCATCTTAATCAATGCCATGATCAACTCCTGATTATTTCCTAATACAACTGGCTTTCCATCCATCGTGAACAACGGATCAGTCAATAGACCGCCAATCCCCAGACGCTTTGCCACGTCAGCGGCTACGTCCATGTTCTTCTGGAAGTTATCGCCGAACTTTTCTTTCAGCGCCTTCGTAGACGCAGCCTCTACAGCAGAATTGCCCGAGGCAGCCTCCTTGATCTCACCGACCCGTACCTTAGCCAGCTTGGCCGCAGCCCGCTTACCAAGACCAGCCGCATGAAACTGCTTGCGTAGCGATGCCTGAAGCTCTTTCGACTGATCGTCCGTCATCGGCAGACCATCTAACTCGCCGTTCAGCTCATAGCCATCAGGCGCATCAGGCGCAGCATCAGCCTTATCATAACCGGATTTCTCCAGCTTCGACTCAAAGGCATCCCACTCCTCCTTGGGAGCATCAGCCTTGGGTACTGTCATTGATGCACTCAGGCGACCACGCAGGTCTGCCTGGCTCTCCGTCAGATCAATAACAACCTTTGCCGCTGACTCAAGATCACCAATCTTTTGAATCGATTCGTGATTGCGTATATCGTCAGGCAGTTCCTCTGCCCATGTCTGTGTCTCTGACATCCTTTTCAGCCTCCTCAAACAATTCAATCCACTCGGCAGCGAAACTACGCCGCCCCTCACGCCACGCCAATGTCATCGGCGTATCACTCGATGAAATCCCGTGACTACCCGTTGCCGTAACACGCAATTCCGTTAGCGCATCAGGGTTTTGGGTTAGAAACCTATACAGCGGCGCTCTGTCCACTGGCCTTTATGTCCTCAACCAACTCAAGACCAGCATCCTGCCCGGCACCAGACCCCACATCACGAACGGCCTTACCCGCTACCTCCATTTCAGCAAGTGCATTTTGCTTGGCAAGCGCCTGCTGACGCTGCTCACGAACAGTCTTAATGTCATCGTCACTACGAGAAACAACCGCCGGTACATTGCGGCGCTCCTGCAATTCCTTGGCCAATCCATCAAAATCAATATGATCCAATATCTCAGCCTGAGAAGGGTCTTGCGGGGACTGTATTGTGGCAATCTGATTAATATCACCCATGTACATCAGGATATTATCCAGCGCGCCGGCCTGCTGACTCAATGCAAGCTGGCTGGTGTACTGAATATCAAGCTCAGCCTCCTGATCCCGCAACACCTCGGGCATCTCCCCGAACTGGTTGTTACGGAACATAATGCTGAAAGATCGCTGAATCACCCAGTCAAGTAACGTTGTCCGGATATGGGCAACGGCCTCACCGAGAATGCGCTGCGCCCGCTCAATCCGCTTGGCAACCTCATAAGCTGTCTTTGCCGTCTCAGTAGCCGCCGGCTCTCGAATCAGATCAGAATAGAACAGCGAGCGAACGTTCTGCACCAGCTCATCGCGCTTGAGCATCGATACCTGCCAGTTCGTACCCTCAATTAACGGACGGGGGGCCTTTTCAATGTCACGGACAACAATGCGCCCACCAGAACTGCGATCAAGACTACCAACAACGTTGTTACGCTCCTCGATGGTCGCCGGGTCAATGTTCTTACTCCACCCCACGAACTCAAGCCGGACCGCCTCGTTGATACTACGAATGTCAGGCAATGCCATCAGGCCACGACCGAACCCGAATGTGCTATCAGTATTGTCATCCCACTTAACGACCTGCCGAGCGTTCTCGTAGTACCCCGACTCCTTTACCAGCTTCTTCTCAGAGTAATTCACCCACATCGAACCAAATGGCAGGCGCTTTGAATTGACCAGCGGATCAAGGGCAAATGCGTCTACGTCAATATCATCCTTGTCACGCGGCCAGACAATGTGCAGGAACGTGTATTTCCGGTTGGGCTTGTGCTTGGCCATCTCGTTGACCTTCTCGCCAGCATCATCACCAAACCGCTGCACCCATGCCTTTGCCGTATCCTTCTTTACCCGGATGGTGCAATCGAACTCACCGTAATCATTCGGGATGCCCACGATCTCACGCATGTGAATCCAGTCAAAATGAAGGCCAGAGTAATTACCCATGACATTCTTTTTCTCACGGCAACCAAGCGATCCGGTTCCAAAACCAGCGATATCCAGATAGAACTCACCGATTGCACCATAGAAATTCGACTCAGCCAGTGCAACGAACAGCCGACGCATAGACTCCTCAAGCCATTCCGATGCCTCTTTCTGCTTGTTGAGGTTCTCATCACGATATCTGATGAGTGCCCACTGGTAAGCTGATGGTGTTAACGCTCCTGACAGATAGTTTTTCAGGTCATCCAGTACCTCGATGCCGATCGAGTCCTCAAGGCGCTCGGTCTTGATCTGGCCCTCGGCCTTCTCAGAGATAAAGCCAACGCGCTGCGGAGCGATGTACCAGGCTAACTCCTCGTAAGTCGTCATCCACTGCTTGATCTCGCCCTCTAAGTCGCGATACAGGGCGCAAGCCCGGTCATGGTCCATCTTCATGGGCGGTGCTCCATTACTTCAGCCAAATTGAAGGTGAGCCTGCCATCATCACTACGAGTAAACTTGTCTGGATTGCGGAAACTATTGTCAGAATCACGTGATGCCCGCACGTCCTTTTGCTTGATTAAGGTGATGCCCTTGGTCTTTATCATCTGGAATCCATAACGAGTGGACGCAATAACATCGTCTCGCTTGTCAACCAGCTTCCCGTCTTTCCTGTGGTACATGCGCGCCTCCTCAACGAAATGGTGGCATGTCCCTCGAAAGGCATAGAACTTCCCTGACTCAATCGCGTTTTGCATAGCAAAAATACCCGGTTCAACAGACTTGCCGCCTTCAGGGTTAGCAAAATCAATCCCGTCCTCAATGCCAGCATCAGCGAAATAACGCCGGATATCCTTACCACTACCCGGATTACGATTGTTAATGTCGTGCGGGAATACCATCGGCACGTTCTTCCACAAAGCATTAGCCGCAGCCGCATTGGTCGCAGCATTAGCATCGGCCCGACGATAGGTTTTAACCAGATAGGTAATATCATTTTCGGGATTGTAACAAAGCCAAGACACTGCCGCCGGGTGGCCTATCCCAATATCCATTGCTCGCAAGTGGAAGAACCAGGCGGGAATAGCAAATGGATCAATGAGAAATTCTTCTTCATCAATCCTGAACACACGTCCCGTTCCAAACAATGGGATACCTTTTGTTCTCATCTCCCGCTCATGCGCAGGTATTGAGGCAAGCAATGTCTCGCGTATCTCAGGCGTAATGTGTGGACACTCATCCCACGAGATAGGGCCAATCAATACTTGGCCGGGGGCCGGATCATTCATAACCTGATACAGCGCATCAGTCATGCCGCGCTCAGGCGTGCACACTGTCAGCATGAACCCGCCCTTACCATTTCGGCCATTAACTCGCCGGGCTGCTAACTGGCCGATGATATGGTCCTCCGGCTGCTCATCAGCGAGAATTCCATCAACCGTCTCGCCAGCAATGTTCAGGCTGCCATGCCCCGTTTTTGACTGAGTATGGGCGAATAAGGAGATAGTGCTTTTGCCGCCAGACAAATGCTTTACATTGACCGACGAAGCAAGCCCTGTTTCAGCATGAGAGCGAGTGAAGCTGTCAATCTCATCCCTGTGTACCCAGCCACCCGTGAATCTGTCGCCCTCGATCTTCCCGAATAACAAATTCTGGATAACCCTGCGGAGCTGGCGGTTGTCCACGCCCATTCCAAAATAATTACCCGGATGCTCAATAACCATGCCCGGCCACTGCTCACCCTGAGTTTTCCCGTAAGCAGCATAATCACCAGTTAAGTGCAGCGCCATCTCATAGGTTGAGAAAACAGATTTTCCTACCTGGTTCGCGGTAAGTGTGACTCGCTCTAAAAACTTCTTGCCGTGCGCCGCCTGAGTTTTCTGCCAGTCATACCAGATAAGTGAGAATTCACGCCGGTGTGCAGACCGATATGCGAGAGCAGCCTGCTTAACCTCAATGCGTTGCTGTGCTAGTTCCAGGCTCATCGAAAAGACCTTCATCTATCCCAAGAGACTTGCCGGCAGCGAGAAGTTCTTCCCGAGATTTGTCTCGAAGATCTTCAATTTGCAGAGCAACAGACTGGTGAGCCTTTCCATCAAGACGATTGGCAATTTCCTGGACGAATTCCTTTTCACCAGCTAATGCCAACTCAACTACCTTGTCAGCAATAGCGTTTAACGCTGATCCAGCCTTAATCCCTTCTGTCATATAGCGATCAAGGGCGCGCTGTAATGCGTCCCGCCATATCCCGCCACGCTTTGCATTACTATTTCCTATGGGTGCAGACACAATAGTTAATTCCAAATAAATCTGTTGAAAATCAATATGGGAATGCGATCACCCCACCAGCGGGTGACACCGAATTCCATAAAGCCATCCGTGGCAATACTTTCCATGATCAGAGCGGTGGGTTGTTTTTCGGTGGACGCCCGCGTTTCTTTGTCTTACGCCGTACTGGTCCGGATACAACTGGCTCTACAACCTTTGGTGGTTCAGGGTCAATCTGGGCATCCGGATCACAAGCAGTTGCGTTACCGATTTCGCCATCGAGGGACATTGAGCGGTTTCTGACTGCATCGACGAAGATCACGTTACCGTATATGCCGCCGTTAACCACGGACAGGCCGTTAACTACATATTCGGGATCAAGCTGAATGTCTTTAGCTGAAGTGCCTTCAGGAAGGATCAGGGCTGCGCGCCTTGATACAACGCCCTTGGTTGCGACGAGCCGGCCAGTCTCGTTGATGACCACATGCACTTTGTCGATGTGGTCCCAATTGTAATCAATGGATACTGTGCTGCCCACTCTGTTGCCTCCATGCAATCAGTGTTTTAGCAGATTAACCCATTGTTTTCTTTATAGCAATCAACCCTTTCAAGAGAAACATCATTCCGAAAGCTTCCTGAGAATCTCTTTATCTACGACTTCAGCCAAACTTCTGGCCGCTTCATCTGTCTCCGTATTGATGACAATCAGCTTGCCATTTTCCTCATATTCAAGAAATAACTCGCCATCGGCGCTCAACACATAGCGTGGCTCATCCTTGGTACCTAGCGGGACGTGGGCGGCATCAAGGACTTTCTTTGCGGCAACAATTTGTTTTGTGGTAAGAGATTTCATTTCTATCAAAACTGACAAAATCCCTTTTCCTATTCACCTTCATCAACGACCCCGAAAACATGCGTATTCACGTGGTGGTCCAATGTCTTGGACATCCAGACGCGCAGCCAGTTCTCCATCGTGGTCGATACAACGCTGGTTGTGCCGTCCCGCCATCTTACTACGGCCAGAATGCTATCAACCTCGTCAATATGCTCGGCCAGTTCCGACACGAATGTTTCGGGCGTTGAATCCCCGTTTATGGAAACGACATTAGATTTCGTCATCAGCGATCCGGGTCAGTTAAAGTCCCAAAATGCTTTTCTATCGCGGCAACAAAACAATCTTCCCTGATTTTCTGCATTTTTTTAATTAGTTCGCCCTTGTACTTTTCAGCATCCTGCTCGGTCAGGTTTCCTCCGGTACGCTCACTATCTACGATATTAGATTTCGTCATCGCAGCAGCACAACCCACAAAATAGCGGCCCATGCCAATAGCGACAAGGGTAGCGTTATGATGAATCCCTTGAAGAATCTCATTACTTGCCCCCCTGCAATCGCCACGATATTTCCTTCTCGATGTGGTGAAACGCATACGATAGCGGATGGTAATAGTCTTTCATTGAGATAAGCTCATCGGCGCTAAGTGATTTCCACGTGCGCTGGAGCCGCAACATTTCATCAACAGTTATCAGCGGCTTTTTTTCTTCTTTCTTGTCTTTTGACCAAAAAAATCTCATCCTAATCCCCCGTCCCTGAAAAGTCTTTCCATAGCTTTGTCCCTGCGTTTTTCGACAAGCAGCATTTCCGAATCGGACTCATACACTTCGTCTGTAATCCATTCAGAATAAACATACAAATGGCCTTGGTAATCAAAATTCGCCTGATAAACCCATGTGAACCCACGCTCTGGCAACTGAAATAACCGAACCGTCATTTCAGGAGCAGGAGCCGGGAAGAACCTAACCAACCCGGCTGCAAGCGGAAGTAAAGCCCCTGCCTTTAAGATTTCGCGCCTGTTCATGCGACGATCCCCAGCAACCTGTTCGTTGTCTCCAGCAGTTCCATTTCAGTACCATACGCCGCAACGAAATCAACTTTCTGACCGTGAATGGCCGGCCCGATCTTTTCCAGTGCCTGGCGGTGACTCATTCCAAACGGTGGTATCGACTGATGGTGCATGGCACATAACGGAATTGTGTATTCATGCCCGAGCCGGTAGCCGTCGACGATATGGTGGATCGCTGGCTCAACATAGAATCCGTGGAATTCACCGCAAACAATGCAACCAAGGTTTTGCAATTCAGTGAACCTGTGCTTGTCCGCTACGGTCGCTGCCTTTCGTCGTTTTCCCATTCTAAGGTAACTCATCCGCCGATTGTTAAATACTGCTGGACTTCCTGCGCCAGCGTCACATCATCAGTGCCGAGTAGTTCGGTGATCACCTTGAAGATCTCATTAAAATACCGCTGGAATTCGAGGTCGTCCATCGCGCTGTATGAAATGCTTTTCGCCTCGCGCATATAACTGCCGTCAAACATACGTCGGTCCCGGTAAAATCCTGCGGCGATCGTGACCGCTTTGCGAAAATCATCGAAGTCGTCGAAAGCATCTTGATTATCGAAAGCAAGTTTTAACAAACTAAATACCTTGCGGTGGAATGAGCCGTGACGGGGCTTGGTGATCTTGACCTTTACAATCTCGCCAATACTCAACCCTTTCAGATATGCCTCGGAAACTGGGTCCACTGCTTCGAGTTTCCCGAAATTCTTCATTAATAAAATTTCAGGCATTGGCAACCACCTTCAGTGCAAGCCCCACGTCCTCGACCTCCTGACAGACAAAGACCAGACTGTTGCGCTGCCTCGCTTTAGCAAACCAATCGCGCTGACCGGGCTTTAGTTTCCCGGCGGGCGTCTTGACCTCTACTAAAAAAAACTTCCCGTTCGGATGCAGACAAAGCAAATCCGGTATGTCCTTGCCGTTGATTCGGTCGACCATGCACCCGGCCTTCTCAAGATATTCCACAATCAATGGCTCGTTGGCATCCCGGCGATGGTTGAAGCGGAGATTCTTCATTCCCATCCTTCCTCAATATCCAGAAAGTCATCCACCGATAGCTTTACCCTGCGTGCAGCCAGGTCATCAATGATCGCCCGCCAGTCCGGCATACCAGTTCGCCATTCTTCAAACAAATTAGTGCTGCACTGAAATTCATAACTTACTCCTTGGTTGAAAAAAAGTTTACTTTTTACCTGATGCTCTTGACGTATTTAATGTACTCAATGAAAACCAACATGAATGTTGACCAACATACCTCAGCTACCTTAACCACTAACAACGGCGAGAACACCCACCACCACGACCAACTCGAGACAGGATCAATGCCGCCAAGTTTCAGGCCGAGGAACAATACAAAAACCGCGCCGGCCAATCCAACGCCACTACTGCTGCTTGTTTCTTTGCTCATCCTCCTATTGCCTTTTATTACGGGAACAGCCTCCCCTGAGACTGCGCTGCTTTTATTCTCTCACAAGCAATGTCGAAATACTTTCTCTCAAGCTCAATACCGATGAATCCCAGGCCAAGGTTGGCACAAGCTACTCCGGTTGTGCCGCTTCCCATGAACGGGTCAAGAATAGTTTTAGGGGTTTTTTTGAATTTCGATATTACCCACTCCATAACCACAACAGGCTTTTGCGTCGGGTGCACTCTCTGATATTTGCTCTCTGATGCACGGAGCATACCGTTCCACATATGCCTAATAAGGCGCACCGACCCATTGATATTTGTCCATGCCATTTCAGCATCGGCGAAATCATTACCCCCATTTTCCTTATCCCAGATAAGCCAGCACCGTGCCGGAGGCAAATGAAAATAATTGCCGCCAAAAATCACTGCCTCATCGCATACATGAATAATTCCATTGATTTGCTCTCTGCTCGCAGGTTCCTTGTCCCAATCAAACGACCCATAATCCGTTGTCTTAGCTAGTTTTCCGCGTGACGCAACACGATGCGCGTTTTCCTTAATTCCATAAGGAGGGTCAGTAACAACCGCATCAACCCTGCCCAATGTCTGCATAACCTCCATGCAGTCCCCGCAATATAAAACGGCATCGCCAATTTCTACGCGATCAAATGTCACCGATTCTTCCTCTGCTCATCCGCGTACCGCCTGTAATCATCGCGCCAAAATTTGGCCCACTTTTTCATTCCAATATCGTTCCTGAATACTGCCCGTGCGTGATCTAACTTCATTTTCGCAAAGTATTCGTCGAGTTCTTGTTGGCTATGGAATCTGGGCACCTTTGGTGATGACCTCTTTATGCCCCTGAATAAAATTCTCCATGGTTTCAAATGATTTACGAAGTAACTGAAGTTCGTACCGAAGGTGTCCGTTCTCTTTGATGATACGAATCAGGTGAACTCCAATTTCATTACCCGTAATCGCGTCCTTGTTTCTCGCCATCTCAGCTATTTCGGGCAACGGCATTCCGAATACGCTTAACGCAATAAAGTCGTTTTCTTTTTCCGCTTGCTGCTGTAAAAGCGGAGCCCATGAACTATCAAGATCAACTCTGTTGAGTGACATTAGATTCTTTCTCCCGCAATGATTGATCGTGATCCCAAATATCTGAATTCAACTGGCGTTCGGTTTTTCCAGCCGTAACAATCCCGCGATCACGCGCCGCATGAATCGTTCCAATCGCAACCACGTCGGCATTCTCATGCACGTATTTATTTTTCGGTGCCCGCAACATAACAAGTTGACCAAAATTACCCGCACGACGAATCCAGTTTCTAAAGTATGCGTCGAAACAACGGTACATTTTCCCGTTCGCAAGCGCATGATCCCGCGATTCCTCAATGTAATATTCAAGATCAACGCGAGGGTATTTGAATGTGAGGCGTTGCAAACAACCAACGGTCGGTCGCCAATCTTCTTCCATGTACGATTTTGGATTAAGCATAGAAAGGTGGTCCATCCTTGCAAAACATTCTTCTCTTAATTTCCCACAGTCTTGTAATGACGCGCAGTATCGTCCAGATAGCGGTGAGGGGCCGTATCAATGATTTTTACTCGCGTTGACCTCACATCAATTAGCGAGGGCACATCCGACCAAGTGTAGCCGACTCCCGTTAAAACGGGCTTATACCCCGACTGGCTATAACGCTGCCTCGGCGGCTTGACACTTTGGGAGGGAGTTGATGTAGAATCCATCGCAGGTATCACACAATACCGAATATATGTCCCAGTGGCATAGGAGTCAAGCCCCGCCAACCTCAATGTTGATCGGGGCTTTTCTTTATCTGTCAGACCTGAACACAGGCCGCCCACGCGTATCACGCATGATCCGGGGAAATGGCTGGGTGAATATCCGATAAACCCGGTAGCGGGGACCGTACAGCGGGAGCCGGTGTCCTGATTCGTTCCAGTAATGGGCTTTGGCAAATTTAGCTGGCTTGCGCAAAGCAGCGAACATGCTCAACGAGCTCGTCCCACCTTGGTATGCGTATTCACCGACTTCACCGGGATATTGTTCCACTTGCTCAGTGGTGGCCGGTTATCCCAACGATCTTGGCGGGACAGCTTCTTGGGCTTCGCAGCGGGCTCAATGATCGGAAGGTGGAGCGGCTTCTGCGTCCGTTTCTCCGGTTCTGGGGTGGAGGCGAACTTACCGGCCAGCCATTGGGTGAACTTGTTCATTATGTAAAACCCCTCACGATCTAAGGGGTGATCGTGAGGGTGGCCAGGAGGATAGCCAAACTGGTTGCGAGTGCGAGAGTCGAACTCGCGTCTGCGGTTCATGAGACCGCCGTGGTGCCGTTCCACTACCTCGCGTTAAGATAATCATAAACCTTCTGGACCCCGATCACGCCGGGGTTCTCTATGCGTCCCTGAGAGACGCTGGATAGCCACTGGAACGGGACACCGGCACCTTTGGCTATTTCGGGTAATGTCTCGTCTCGTTGCTCCAACAGCCGTCTGGTTGCCGATAAAAGAGATTTCTTCTTCATAGCCGCTATTTTACCTGATCGACTCAGTAGGCGCAAGTAACAAACTACTTGACAGTGGATCACGGACGTAATAATATACGTTCATTGCTAGGAGGAATTACAGCATGAATATTGAAACCGCATTCCAGATTACACAGCCGCTCAACTCATTGGGCCGCAACAACGATGCACCCGATCACGGTGATGCGCCGGAGATTGATCTCGGGGACATCGCTGAATTCATTGGCGACGAAGAAAGAAAACTCGACGGTTGGTGTTACATCACCGAAGCACTTTCAGACTTCGGCACTCCCGCTGATTGCGACAACCGGCTTGGCAGCATTCTGGAAGCATTCGAGAAAGGCGACGACGCCGAACTCGGCCGGATCGTATCGCGCGCTATCGTGGATTACGTCACACCGTTTGTTGTGGAGAGGAAAGCGGAATGAGCGAAACCCCAGCATTCCCGACTCATGGCCCGACTGGCGAAACAATTCAAGGCATGACGCTGCGGGACTACTTCGCGGCAGCAGCCCTACCAAGCACAATTGCAATTGTGTACAACGGTAAATTTATTACTCGCAAAACCCCGAGCGAGGATCTAGCCGCCCTTGCATGGGAAATGGCCGACGCCATGCTTGCAGAACGACTCAAATGAACCTCCACAAATCGAGGCTCGGGCCACCGGAGAAGCGAGCGCGCACGGAGTATCCAAACAGTGCAGGTGGCACTGACTTTACCGAAACAGCACGAGGCTGGAAGGCCGGGGTAGGAAATGAGTGATACATCAATAGGACCGTGGGAATTTAGACACGAAGCGCAGGAGTACGATGAGCCCGATTATTTCATTTATGCGGACAGCGCTCCCGTCGGGCATAAATTACCTGCAATCGCATATGGCGAAGGAAATGCCCGGCTGATTGCTGCTGCGCCTGATTTGCTTGCGGCATTAGAAGCGCTTATTGATGAGGACGCTGCCAAGGGAGGGATTCTGCTTCCCCGAGCCCTTACTGACACCAAAGGAATGGCTTTAGCCCGAGAAGCGACAAGAAAAGCAAGGGGCGGGGAATGAACACACAACACGACTACAAAGACGAATTCGATTGGGAATCAGAGCGCGAGGAATGGCTTGAAGATTCAGAAACCAACGTACTGGCCGCATTCTTTTTCGGTGCAATGCTGGCGCTCGTGGTCGTCCTGATGTTTTTGGTGGCGGCAAAATAAAGGAAAATCATGAACAAGAATGCAGAAACCTTACCGGCTACGAACATTCACACAGATGTATTGGAGCCGATGACCCCTGACAAAATGATCCCGATGGCAGTGGAGCAAGGGAAAGACCTTGATTACATTGAAAAACTCATGGTTCTTGAGCGCCGATGGAAGGATGATAAAGCGAGAGAGGCATATTTTGTGGCGTTAGCTGAGTTCAAAAAGCAACCGCTGGCCGTTACGAAAGACAAGGTTAACAACCAGTACAACTCACGCTACACGTCAATCGGCAACCTTGTTAATACAGTTGCGACGGCAATGGCTCCATTCGGGCTGAATGCCAGATGGGACATCGACCAGAGCGACGGGATCAAAGTGACATGCGTTCTGTCCCACACACTCGGTCACAGCGAAAGTGTTTCGATGTCCGGGCCACCTGATACCTCCGGCAAGAAAAACGATCTGCAACAGATCAAGTCGACAGTGACTTATCTGCAATCAGCGACCTTCCAGTCAGTAACTGGTGTTGTGTCTCAGGACACAATTGACGACGACGGGAATGGAGCCGGGGCGGAGCCAATTACAGAAAGCCAGCTATCGACCTTGGTAGACCTGATTGCAGCCAGCGAAACCGACCAGGTGAAGTTTCTCGCATGGCTTGGTATCAAGACTCTCGAGGAAATCCCGCAAGAAAAGTACAAACGCGCTCTAATTCAATTAGAACGCAAGGTCCGAAAGTCTGGCCAGCCGCTGTGAGCGTCTGCACAGTTAAAACCTGCGGCGGCAAGCATTCTGCTCATGGATTGTGCAAACGACATTTAAATCGCTGGCAGAGATACGGGGCGATGGAACTAACAACAAACAGACACTTGCCGCCCGAAGAAAGGTTCTGGTTGATGGTTGACAAGAGGGGGCCAGATGATTGCTGGCCGTGGGCCGGCTGTCGGCTCCGGCATGGATACGGACACTTCAACGTAAACGGCAGAAAGACCTTAGCCCACAGATTTAGCTGGTCGCTCGTTAACGGCCCGATCCCGGATGGTAACGGCTGGCACGGAACCTGTGTGCTGCATCGTTGTGATAACCCGCCGTGTGTGAACCCAGCACATCTTTTCCTCGGGACTCAAGCTGACAACATCGACGATATGATAGCCAAAGGACGTAATGGTTACACCGGCCAACGAGGCGAAAAGCACGGCATGGCGAAGTTGACTGAAAGCCAGGTAATCGAAATCCGCCGCAGGTACGCTATTGGAAATATTAGCCAAGAAAAACTTGCCTTCGAGTTAGGCGTGTCCCAGACAACAATCGGTAGCATTGTTCGGCGAGATAAATGGACACACGTAGCATGAAAATAATTCAATGTGTTCAAGGTGAACCCGAATGGTTACAGGCACGGCTTGGTATCCCGACCAGTTCAAACTTCGGTAAAATCATCACGCCTGGCGGCTCGCCATCAAAACAGGCTGGCGCTTATGCTAATAAGCTAATCGCAGAATACCTGACCGGCGGGCCTGTTGACGAATATATCAATGCGGCCATGCAGGAAGGAATCGAGCGAGAATCGGAGGCGCGGCTTCTGTACGAACTAGAAATCAGCACTGATGTTGTGCAAGTAGGCTTTATCACAACTGACGACGGGCTTTCCGGGACATCGGTTGATGGCATGGTTGATAATGACGGGCTTGTCGAGATAAAGAATCCCCTTGCATCAACTCACGTTTCGTATCTGCTCGACGGGAAAGTGCCAACAAAGTATTTGCCGCAAATATACGGCCAAATGCATGTTGCCGAGAAAGAATGGGTTGATTTCCTGTCCTATTACCCCGGATTGCCCCACATGATCGTCCGCGTCCACCGGGACGAGACATACATCGCTGCCCTGATCCGCGAGCTTGATAGCTTCAACGAACTGATGGACGAACGAAAGAGCCAGCTTAAAAAACTCGGCATCGAGCCGATAAGGGAAGAAACATAATGCCAAACTATTCTAACGCCACCATCACCGGTCATCTTGGCCGCGATCCTGAATCACGGGCCGCAGGGAATACCAGTGTTGTATCGTTTTCTGTCGCTGTAACAACGGGTTACGGAGATAGAAAAACCACCACATGGTGGAACGTATCTATCTTCGGCAAGAGCGGTGAGGCGGCAATGAAACACCTGTCGAAAGGTGACGCGGTTACTGTTTCTGGTGAAGCCGCACTTCGTCCGTGGACTGACAAAGAAGGGAACGAAAGGCAGTCTCTTGATATCAATGCTAACCAGTGGGGGTTTGCGGGTAGTAAGAACGAATCCAAGCCGAAGGAAAGGGTAGAGAAGCATGAGCCTGAATTCGATGACGACATTCCCTTTTAGGTGATGACCGCTCCCGCTAACAAACTGCGCACCCTGCCCCACGGCTATCAGGCTGTGTTCGCCCGTGACGGAATCGAGTACACGAAATGCTTTTGGTTTCGGGAATGCGGCGGCAAGAGAAAAGCGGCAGCGGCTGCCCGGCAATGGCTCGCTAACCACCCGGAGCGGTACACGGACCACTATGCACCGAATCGGTTCTACCGTCCGGGCGGTGCCGGCCATGGCAACCCGGTACAGCGCGGCGTCAACGAAGGCATCAAGCGACGACACGGACACGAGTACGGCTGTTTTCAGGTGTTCTATGTTGATGACAGCGGTCGGCGGCGTAACAAGTCGTTTCAGTACGGGAACCTACAGGACTACGACGAGGGTAGGCGGCTGGACCAGAAGCGTGCCGCGACTGCATTTCGCGAGCGATACGAGCAGGCGATTCGGGATAATGCTGATTTTGACGAGAGGGCAGGAGCATGAGAAAAACCACTAAACTTACCGCAGCGCAGAAAGCACGACTTCCGCACTACATTGACCGCTGGTCTAAAATTGGTCTGTCCACGCATACCGATCAGGAGCAGGCCGCTACGAGTATCGCGGGAATGTATCAGTTGGCGGACCTGCCGGCACCCAAGGTAGTCCACGTTCCGTGCGCACTGAGCGGGGCTTTAGCCGCGGCGGTATACGGATCACTCGAGGACAGTGCCGTGCGCAGTGCCGTGCGCAGTGCCGGGGGGGTCAAATGGAGCTCCTGGTTGTGGGGCAACCAGTGGGCGGGATACGGCGGGTGCGCAGAGTTCTTCAAGAAAGAGTGCGGCGCAAACGTTCCGCCAGCGTTTCTGGAGTACGTCGAACACACGCATTACACGTGGCTATTCGAGAAAGTTTGTTTTGTGAGCGACAGGCCGGTCGCCATCAAGGTTGACGACGCCGGTCGCAGCCACAGCGAGGTCGGCCCAGCTGTGGAGTACGCGACCGGCTGGGGGCCGTACTGCTGGCACGGAACTGTCGTGCCGCTTGAGTGGATCACCGGGACCAAGCCGCTGACTGCCGCGCAAGCCCTACACTGGGAAAACGTTGAGCAACGTCGTGCGGCGTGCGAGATTGTCGGATGGAGCAATATCTTAACAGAACTGAACGCGAAAACGATTGACGTCGGACCGAATAAAATGGTCGGGGAACTGCTTGAAGTAGAGATTCCTGGCATCGGGCGGGAAAGATTTCTTCGTGTGATGTGCGGAACGGGGCGCGAGTTTGCGTTGCCTGTACCGCCTGAAATGGAGCGAGCGCGTCAGGCGCAAGCATGGCTTAATTTTACAACTGAAGATAACTACCTACCGGAGATACGGACATGAAAGCATTTACTGGGTCTTACTGCGCACAGGGCGACTTGAACATCTTTACCTGCGACGAAATTCCTGCGGGACTGAAGGAGCTACAGCCAGAAGGTGACGGTAACCACATTCTTGCGCACAGCGAGACAGGACACCACCACGTGATTGACGGGAACACAGTACGGGTATTTGAGGAAGATGAGTTTATCGCGTACCTCGACGTCAAAGAGCAGTCGAACGTCGTACATCTTCGCGGTTACGACACTCACGAAACTATAGCCCTACCGCCAGGGCTATACCGAATTCCCAAGCAGCGCGAGTACGTTGCCGAAGGATTCCGGCGCGCAGTCGATTGAGCCGCATCCAGAAGAAAATCATCAGCGACGCGCTGGAGCAGGAGTAAATTGACATGCACACCACATTCACATTTAACCAACTCAGAGAATGGGAAGCCTGCGAGCCGGGCTATCGAAAACTTGCTAAAGCACTTGGCGGTACCAAAACTTACGGCAAAGATAAAGCAATCGAGTTGCTGACCCTACTCGACAGCAACGATGTCGACGACACCTTATGGGTAATCGCGCACATGGCCTTGTCTGATCTGCAACAAAAAGACATTCGACTGCTTGTCTGTGATTATGCTGAACGTGTTCTGCCGATTTGGTTAAAGGTGTGCCCCGACGATGATCGAATAGCTATTTGCATCGAGATTGCGCGGAAGTTTGTCCATGGCGAATGCAGCCGCGAAGAATTAAATAACGCCTGGGACGCCGCCGGGGCCGCCGCCAGGGACGCCGG